CTTTTTCCGGTTTCTTCGTAGTGGTTCCACACCAGCCGGGGCTCCGACTTTACCGCCACGGCGGCAGCGATCTTGTCGTTGAGGGTCTTGCCGCTCAGGGTGCCGTCCGCAGCGATGTCCAGATAGTCGCCCACCTTCACGCCGCCCAGCTGGTCTGCCGTAGCGGGCGGCAGGCTGTAAGGCGTGCCGAATTTCGCGTCCGCCTCGCTCTTGGTGTAAAAGCTGCCGCTCTCCACCGCTGCGATGGCGGCGTCCAGAGCATCGAGTTTGGTGTGCAGCTCGGTGGACAACTGGGTCATTATGGCCAGCGCCTGCGCCTGCAACTGCGCCGTGGGGATGCCAGTCACGCCGTCCCGCATGACGCCGCACACGGCCTCGTCGGCCCGGGTGTCGGTGATGTTGGCAGTGGTGATCTCGGTGCTGCCCGCCGGGCGGCGGATCTCGGCCAGGCACAGGTCATACACCAGCGCGGTGCGAGTGATCTCCGGTGCCGTGGGGCTGGCGCTGTCCGGGGTGCCGGTCAGCACGGTCAGGCTGGTCTTTCTGGCGGCTGCGTCGTAGCGCAGCACCAGCCGGTCGATGCGGCTGCGCACGGCGTCGGCGGCGGTCAGGGTGACCGTCTCCGGCTGCTCCATGATGATGCTGCGGCCCCGGAACCGGCTCGGGCGCACCCACGCCTGCCCGGCGCTGACGGTCACGGTCAGGTCGCCGTTTGCGGTCACGGCAAAGTCCTCGTCGGCGCTGTATACGCCGCTCAGGCGGGTGGCAAGATACCCGGAAGCGTCGTCGGCGTAGTACTGGATGCCGTTTTCCGGGTAGGTGATGATATCGGCCATAAGCCCTCCTTTACGTCTTGTGCCAGCTCGGCGTGCCCAGCCGGATGGTCCGGGTGGTGCCGCTGGACTGGCTCTCGGTGATGATGTCGGCCACCCGCACCATGGCGGTGTAGCCCAGCTGTGGCAGGCTGACGCGCAGCACGTCGCCCACGGCCAGCGTGTCATCGTCCACGTCAAACTCGATGCTTCCGGTGCGCAGCTGGGCCAGCAGTTTCTGCCCACCACGGTCGGCCAACTTGGCGAGGTAAGACTGGCTGGCGGTGGTCTCGCCCTTTTCCTTGTCGGGCTGGATGTCGCGGGCGTCGATGTAGATCTCCCGCCGGTCGGATCCGGTGCTGTCTACATCGCCCACCCAGCAGGTGGCCCGCTGGTCGCCCTCACCGGCCCCCTGCACAAGGGCTACGTTGGCGTAGTCGGTGTCGGCAAAGGACCATCCGGCGTTGAGCAGGTTGCCCCACTTGGGGCTGTACCGGTTGTTGGGGTCGAAGGTGGGCCGGAAGCACTCGAACAGCAGCTTTTTGTCGCTGCCGGTGCCGTCCAGAATCACCCGGAACCCGAGGTCGCACGCCTGCCCGATGGTCTGGCAGTAGTCGAACACGCTGCCGCCGGAGGTCTGCTTGTCGAACACGGTGTCGAAGCCGTACTCGGTGCCAAGCTCCAGGCGTGGCCACGGGTCTGCCGCCGCCACAAGGCTGCGCATGGCGGCCTCAGCGTTCTGGCCCTTGATGGGTGCAGCGGAGACCCTTTTGGTCAGGATCCAGGTGGCCGGGTAGCCGCTCACCACGAGGTTTGCGTCCTCGTTCTGGTTGGCCCTGCCGCAGATCCGCATCGGAATGCGGGGCGTTTCGTCGCTGCGCACCAGCCACCGGCCCTCGGTCAGCAGCTGCAAATTCTCGGTGGTGGGCCTTACCTCAAGAGTAAAGCCGCCCTCGGAGTAATAGGGGCTGTCCCAGTAGAGGGACACCCACACGTCCACCCAGCCCACACGGACAAGGGTGTCGGCCTCTAAAACGTCCAGTCTCATAGCGGTTCGGGCAGGATGCCCGCCTCCATTGGGTAAAAGCTCACGGATGCCTGCAAATAGGCCGCGCCGCTGTCCGCCTGCATGCTCAGGATGTTGTCGCCGGGCTGCAGCTCGGTCAGGGTGCTGTCCTCGTCCAGCGCGGCAAAGCAATTTGTGATCTTGCCCTCCCGCGTCAGGGTGCAGGCCAGCCGGTCGGTGGTGCTGCGGTAGATCTCCAGCCGGTCGCTGTCCTCCAGCGTCAGGTCAAAGCCGATAAAGGCCCCGGTGCGCAGGTCTACCACGCGCGGGTGCTCCACCGGCATGGTGCTGCGCAGGGTTGCCGTAAAGGGCACCGGCAGGCTGCCGGGGTTGCGCAGCACCGCCGCCTCGCCGTCCTGCCGGATGCCGTAGGTGTGACTGTCGTAGCAGACGGGAAAGGTAAACGCGGGCTGGTAGCCGCCCAGCACGCGGGCCGTGGCGGTCAGGCCGTACCAGTAGGGCTTGGGGCTGTACAGCATCAGCTCACAGCGCGGCTCGGTGTAGCTGGAAAAGTAGGGCGTTTTCTGCACCACGAAGCGCGCGAAATACGCATCCCCGAAGTACATCGTGCCGGTGGTGTAATAGGGCAGTTTCCGGGCAAAATTGCGGGCATTGTCGAGGGCGCGGCTGCCCCAGAACACGACGCTCAGGGTGCGGGACACGCCCGCCACGCTCTGCCGCTCCACGGTGGTGCCGGTCTGGTTGATGCCCTGCGCGGTCTGGATGTCCACATCCACGCCGTTGAGCGGGTCGAGGTTATAGGGCGCGTCGTAGTCCCAGCCCAGATGCAGGACGGCACCGGCGTCTGTGACCAGCTTTAAGTGATCCTTAAAAAGCATTGGCGTCCTCCTTTCATCGGCGCTGGGCCTTGGCGCGGTCGGCTTCCCAGCGGGCTTCCCGCTGGAGGTCAGCCGCCGTCTGGGCCTTGCTGTAGATGTTCTGGGTGATGTTGGTGTCACCCTCGCGGTGGTAGCTGTTGGCGGCTGCGGCCACCTGCGCGGTGCCGGAGGCGGCCACAGTGCTGCCCAACCGCATATTGTCCGACAGCACCAGACTGCCCGCCTGCCGGATCATGTCGGCAAGGGCGGCGTTGGTCTTTTCCAGCGCCTTGGTGTTGGCGTTGATGGCGTCCTCCAGGCTGCCGGTGCCGGTGGAGATGTCGATATCTCCGCTGATGCCGCCGGAACCAGACCCGCCGGAAGCGCTGCCCCCGCCGGTGCTGGGCGGGCTCTTTTTGGAGGCACCGAGGCTTGCGCAGATGGCCGCGATGGCCACGCCCAGCGCCACGGCTGCACCGGCTACGATCACGCCCATGGGGATGCCGAAAACCGTTGCATTCAGGGCGGAGGCGATGGCAGTCATCATGCCCTCAAAGGCCGCACCGATGGTGCCCACCATGGTGCCCACGCCCGCGTAGATGGCCGGGAAGCTGGACAGCAGACCGCCGGACAGGCCCTGGCTGATGGCCAGTGCGGCGCTGCTCAAGGGGGCTTTCAGTCCCTTAAAGATGCCTGTGAGCTGGGTGCCGAGGGTCTTGGCCTGCGTCCACACCTCGCCAAAACC